AGTATAACACCCTGTATGACGAGTTATTATTCATCAAGGAACGGGAGTGCTTAAACTCCTATGGTGAGGTATTGAACTTTTTACTCAACCACTATAAAAGTGAAAGACGGATTTATGGTAAAGATTGAGATATTAACAGGTGATAGTTTTGAGTTGATAAAAACCCTACCGGATAACTCGGTGGATTTGGTATTAACATCACCACCATACGCAGATATTATTAGTTATGGTAAGGACATATCCATTAAAAAACCTACTGAATATGTGGAGTGGATACTACCCCTATTCAACGACATTTTTAGAGTACTTAAACCATCGGGTAGTTTTATCTTAAACATTAACGACACTTGTAAAAATGGGGTTAGAAACCCGTTTATTTACGAGTTGGTATACCGAACAACCAAAGACACAAAACTCAAGTTATACGACACCTATATCTGGCACAAAATGAACGGAATACCAAATGGTGCGAACAGACGATTTAGAAACTTAACAGAGTTTTTGTTCCATTTTGTAAAAGACCAACGAAAAACCAAGTTCTATATGGATAGGGTAATGGAGGAACCGGCACAAGCGACCAAAGACCGAAGCAAATACGAGTGGAGTGTAGTGGGTCATAGGGACATAGTAGATGGTTTGAGGACAAGTGGTAAGACCATTTCGTATTCCGTCATTAATGAGAAGGTTAGACCTGATAATGTGTTTCGTTTCCCAACGGCAGGACTGGCTCGGGACAACACCATTAGACACCCCGCTCCGTTTCATAAAAAACTACCTGAATATTTTATCAACTTATTAACCGATGAAGGTGATGTTGTTGTTGATGTATTCTCGGGGATTGGAACAACTGGTATCCCCTGTAAAGAGATGAATAGGGACTTTATCGGTATGGAACTTAACCCCGAATACGCAGAGTTCAGCAAAGGTCGTTTAGAAGGGATTAAAACCCCCCATTACGAGGTTTGCCAGTATGACTTGGACGACAACTTAATCGGTAGGTATAAAAACCGACAGGAAGCAGCAAAAGCGACCGGTATTTGTGAAACCGATATTATGAGAACCTACAACCGAACCAAGTTCAACACTCGGGGAGGTTATAAATGGGTATTAGAACCCAAAATAAATGAATAAATAAAATGTGTGAAGATTGTAAAGACAAGGTAAACGAAGCGACTTTACCACAAAAAAACTTTTTGATGGACGAGTTAAAACTCGCTCACGAGAAAAAAGACAACTACTAGCTTACCCCTCATCAGACAGCGTGGTACTATAACTTGTATAACAGGGTAGTCGACACCAACAAACAACCTGGTTGTGGTAAGTGTTTTGCTAACATCAGGAAACAACTATCCACAAGATATAAAGCGGAAAAAGGTATTCTATAATGAGTAACCACAGACCAGGACCAGGTAGACCAAAGGGAGCACAAAAGGCTGACGGATTTGTTATGAAAAAGATGACAAAGGTGGAGGTTGAGGCATTCCTGAAGGAGAGCACCAAGTTGGTCATAACCAAACACTATTCTTGGACTGAATACATTGAGTGGTGTAGAAACCAAGGCATCTCCAAAGAACAAGCGGGGGTGTATTGGAAACGAGTATGGGAGATGGTCAAAGAGAGGTTTAGATTAGAGAAGGACAAATTGGTGGATAAACACCTTCAGTCCTATTGGGATATCCACACCCAAGCAATTGAGAGTGGGGATTTGTCCAATGCTCGTCAGACCCTTGACGCCATCGCTAAATTACAGGGGTTAAATGAACCTGATAAGATAGACCTAAAGAGTTCTACCACCATTGAGTTCAAATTTGGGGACGAAGAATAATGAGTTCTACGACACTTAAAGTAAAAGGGTTTACTCCACACCCCGACCAAAGGGATAAAATTAACCAGATACAAAAAGAAGGGGTTAAATACATAGTCCTGACTACAGGTCGTCAGTGGGGTAAGACCCTATTAGCCCAAAACCTCATCTTAAAATGGGCAATTGAGACCCCCAACCAAGTGTTGATGTGGGTCAGTCCTGTTTATTCACAAGCCAGAAAGGTTTTTACCTCAATTGTAAACGCCACAATAGACAGTGGGTTGGTAAAAGACAGTCACAAAACCAACTTTACCATCACATTTGTAAACGGTAGTGTTATCCATTTCAAGTCAGGGGAGAGACCTGATAGTTTGAGGGGTTTTACATTGGACTATTTGGTCATTGATGAGGCTGCGTTCCTTCGTGATGATGTGTATAACCTTGTATTGAAACCCACCATTATGGTTAAGGGTAAAAAGGTGTTATTCATATCCACTCCAAAGGGTAAAAACTACCTGTATTCAATGTCCATTAGGGGTATGGATACAGAACAGGGACAATACCTACACTTAAAGGGTAGTTCCTATGACACACCGTTCATTTCACAAGACGAATTGGACGAAGCAAAAAAGTCATTACCTGAAGATATCTTCCGTCAGGAGATATTGGGGGAATTTATTGACAGTGGTGGTGAGGTATTCGTGGATATTGACAGATATTGTGTATTAAACCAGTACTCCCCCAAGAGAGACAAGATGAAATATTGGGCAGGTGTGGACTTTGGTAGACAAAATGACTATTCGGTGTTGTCCATTTTTGATGAGAACGGTAATATGGTCTATTTCTACAGGGAAAGACAGAAAGCGTGGAGTGAAATTATTGGGAATATTGCTCAAAAATTAAGAGAATATGACGCAATGTGTCAGGTTGAGGTCAACTCAATTGGTGATGTCCTGTTTGAACAGTTAAAACAAAAGTATCCAAAGGTAGAACCGTTCGTCACAACCAACGCATCCAAACAAAATATCGTGGAGGACTTTATCTATGCCACCAATGAGGGTAAAATTCAACTACCAAACCAAGAATTAAACCCCCAACTCTACAACGAGTTAAAAACATTTACCTATGAGTATTCATTAAAGACCCGTAAGATATCCTACGGAGCAATTGATGGGGCTCACGATGACATTATTATGTCTATGTGTATTGGGTATAACACACTAAAAGAAAGAAAACAAAAGGGGTCGTATTACATATATTAACCCCCACAGAAATTTATATTTTAATTTATGGAGAAACACTACATTGAATATGACGGAATTGAGTATGTGATAGAAGAACCAACCGTTGAATTGTGGAACAAACTTAACCTGTTAAAAGACCTGTATGAAGAGAAGGAATTTTCACTTATGTTGATATCCTTGGCGACAGGTTTACCCATTGAAGACATCAGGAAAGCCGATTGGGAAAGTGTATATGAAACCTCCCATTATTTAGCCGACTATTTTCTTACACATAGTGAGAAATTTTACAAGGATTTTGAGTTTAATGGGGTTAAATACGGGTTCATAGATTTGGAAAACCTTACCTTCGGTGAGTTCATTGATATTGATGAGTTCTTAAACCGACCAGAGGTCAAAAGAAACACAGAATTAAACTATCTGTTGGCTCTTTTATACCGTGAAATTGGTGAAGATGGTAAGGTTGTCCCCTATGATGCGACAAGGGTTAAAGAAAGAAGTGAGTTATTCCGTCAATTACCCATAAAATACATTTCTGCTTGGCGTTTTTTTTTTCATTTAGAAAACATATTACGGGAAAGTACCCGCTCATCTTTACACAGGGTGATGTACCAGTTGAAGTGGAGGGTGAAAAGTCATTTGAGGGCTTTTGGGGTTGGTATGGGACACTTGTATATTTATCTGGTGAAAACATACTCAAAATTAACGAAGTGGCGAGCAAAGGACTTTTAGAGGTCTTGAACTTTTTGACCTATATGAAAGACCTGAATATGTTGAGAGAACGAGAATTAAAAAAACAAATGAATAAGATATGAATTTTTTGAATTTCAAGAACATTATTGACGACCTAAAAACCCTTGAGTATTACCACAAACAACTCAATAGTTTTGGTGTTGGTGATGTTAAACAACTTATTTATCTTACTCAACAAAGAGACAAACAGCCGAACACCACAGAGTGGAAAGCCCCCATCTACCCATTGATGTATGTGATACCTGTGGGGGTTCAACAATATGACAATTATGTAACCTACAGGTTGAATGTTCTGATATGTGATATTATGAACGCAAACAACTACGATATTGAGGTAGATTTGTGGAGTTCAACCCTTCAGATAGCACAGGATATTTTGGCACAATACAAATATTCTG